AAATGAATCTGCAGTTCCATTGTCTGCATTGATAGAAGCGATGCCGTATCCTGCGTATCGTCCAGCTGAAACTGCACCGCCTTCACTGATGTGGCTGTATTGCCCACAAACATGGTGCAGCCGCCGTAGATCAGACCGGAGTTATCTGTGCCTGTGTTTATCTGATAGATGTTGAGCCTGTGATCAATGGCAGTCTCTGCACCCATCGCCACCTTGCCAGTTGCCGCAACAGTGAAGGCAAAGGCGCCTCGCGTCTCAATCCTCAAAGGATTCTTCTCTGTCGTTGCGCCACTGGCACGTAAGAGCAGAATAGAACCAGCCGCCCCAGGCGTGACCGGCTCTGAAGTTCCGATGACAAAGCATTCCTCTGACTGTGTTCCATCAAAGCCAAACACCAGCGAGTGATCTGTCATCGAGAATGTCTTGACTCTGTTGACTGGCGGCACTTCCGGCGGGATGTTCGGATCGAGCACCTGATCGAGGCGCACAGTGCCACTACCGCCACCTGTGCCGAAGTCAGTCCACGCCCCGCCATTTGCACTGTATTGAAACTGCGTAGCGTCAGGCTTTGCGCGCAGCGCGACAGTACCAGCCGGGCTGACAGGCGCACTCGCCATTGATGATGCGTCGAGGATGACGCCTGTAGATTTGATGCGCTTGCCCATTTATGGTGTATCCCAAAGGGTCATGTGCCCATCGTCAGGGTCGTATTCGAACGCGATTGGATCAGCATCAGTCTCCTGCTGCTGAAGCGTGAGCGCCTTGAAGTTCCATGTATTGTCCTGTTCGATGATGTCGAGCGGCACTCGGATCAGGCTGTCTGGATTCCAGAGCACAAATCCTTCATTGATAGCGTGCGTGGCTGTCATCGTGGTCGTATCACGCAACCCACGCTTCAGTTGCGACAATCGCCAGACACGGCCCGCTGCAAGCGAATAGGACGCGCTCACGTCGGTCACGTCACGAAACTGCAATACCTCCTTGCCAAGTATGCAAAGGTTCGACTGCGTGATCTTCGTGAATGCGTCGTTGTGGATGCCGAGCACGGTGTTCGTGCCCGCGCCGTATGGGAAGTCAACATCAACCGTATGCGTGGCATCAACGCCGCTTCCATCAGCCAGCACAGTGCGCGCTTTGCCAATCACAGCTGCTGCGCGAGTCAGTGCGACGGCATAATATTGCTTGTTGGTATCGTCTGACCCGCAAGCATTTCGAAACAACGTAGCGCCGGTCCACGAGGCGGGTGGTGTCGTAGTTGGCACATTGCGCGGCCCTGCTGCCCAGTAGATGCCATCAAACCCGTCGTGATCGTCTATGAGGGGCGGTGCGTTCGAGAGGATGAAGATAGTGTCAAGTGGCGGTACTTCGTCACTCTCGCCTGGCGTGACTATATCCGCGTCTGATGGCCCGACACCTGCCGCGCGCAACTGGCGCACGCCCTCCACTTTGACCTTATCGCCAGGTATGAACTCCATCCCGGTGATGCGCAGATCAAGCAGCTGCGAGTTGGGTGCCGGCACTGTGACCACATCGCCCGGATGATATTTGACATATTTCGGCGGCAGTTCCACCTTGAGCGAGTCCGTCTCCATCCGCGTGCGTGCCAATAACCTGCTCGCCCTATTTCGCATCTGATTGCGATCTGATGCCATCGGCAGAAATATCTCCTTGACTGCCGCACCTGATCCGAATTGCAGACCATAGCCAGCGGTGGCTTCCTCATACTGGAAGTCAGGATCAAAGAAAGTAATCTCGACGCGCTGCGCCACCTCGGTCAGACTCTGCTCGCTCGAGAGTGCAAACTTGATCGCCTTGTCTGCCTGCTCCTCGCGACCTGTAGAGACTGCGCCCAGATCGCCATCAGGGATGGTCACGCTCGAGGATTGCGGCTGCGAGATGAACTTGAGCTTTCCGTCTACTTCCGCACAGTCAAAAGGCTCAACGATTGAGAGTGCTTCGAAGGTGTTTTTTGGCGGTGTCGGCCCTACGACAATCCAGCCATTCACTCCCTCAGCAGGCGCACCATTCGTGATTTGCGCAGCTGAGACGCCCGCATACGCGCATTCTGCGGTGACTATCTGCGAGATTAACCCGTCATTATTGACCACCTCGAATTGATATTGGGCTATCTGATTGTATGAAGGCGTCAGATCAACGTCATCGAGCCACACGGTCACAGAGCCCCGATAGCCAGGATAGTCATCGTCATCACCGCTGGTTGCATACCATGGGCAACGTTCTGTCTGCGTTTCATGGCCGAGAAGGATTTGCAGCCGCCTCGCGAAGAGCAGATCAGCCCTGAATGGGCCGCTTGCGCTGCCCTCGATGCCAGGATTAGTGCCAGTGAGCGTGACTGGATCACGTTCATAGAGTACGTTGCCGTTGGCATAGATGCGCGAGATGCCCCGCACTGAGTCGTTTCGGTTCTCGCAGATCAGAAACCCCATTGAGCAGGAATATGCGGTCGTAGGCGGTGAGCTGCGCTTGCCGCTGCCCTGTGATACTGATCGTCGTGTGACCGATCCCAGCCAGATAACTTTTGCGCCCACAGCGGCCTGACCATAGATGCGCGGGATAGGCTCACCTTCACGTGATGTGGTGATTTGCAGATCAACGTGTGGCGCTTCAGAGGGCTTTGCGCGTGGCGTGGTTATTCGCTGGAGCAGATAGGATGCGGTGATGGTGATTGCCGCGACCGTGAGGTAGTGAATGATCGCCGCTGCGGTAAAGAGCACGCTGAACGGTTCAGCCAGGGCAGGCGTCGTCAGCACGACGAGTGCCGCAATGATGTGACTAACTCTGCGCCAGTCTAAAATCATAGAATCGCCAGACCAGATCCATCTCAAGCGGAATGATCGTCACCCACGGTCGCTGCCCGTACACGTCAATGCCGATGCACTTCCACTTCTCGTCAGCCCAATCCACGATGCCGGTGTGCCGTGGTGCGCCATCCGTATTTGCAAGAATCGCCACCGCCCCTCGAGCCGGAATCATTGACTGATCCATATGCTCTTCGAAGAGCGCGAATGCCTCACGCTGTGGTGGGTACGCATAAGGCGGAATCGTCAAATCGGCAGGCAACACTCCGCACTGCTTGCCAACCCACTCCACAACGCCAATGCAATCGAGCCCGTACTCAGGATCACGCCCATAGGGACGGAACTTGACGCGCGGTCGAAGCAAGCCGCGCGCAGTCCTGACAATCAATTCCCTATCCACCTGATGCGATGATTCCATCTGCTGCCTTGTAGATGATTGCGCCTGCGAGGTCAGGATAGCCGCGAAAGTTCACGAGATTGCCATCGGGCTGCGCAGCGTTTCGAAACTTGTTCTGACAGGTATGGTTGAACCGATCACACCCGGCAGTTGCGCTGCACGTGTCTCCAACCTGAATGTCCTGGCCCGGCTGCATAATTAGCGACAGTGTCAGACTCCCAAAGCCGATAATTATCCCCGCGCCAATGTCTGCCGTATATCCAGCATTATTACCTGTCAGCCATGTGAGATAGCCGCCATCGAACCAGTCAATGCCGCCGCTCGAGCCACTCACTTCAAATTCATTTGCAGTGTTTACGTCGGTAACTGTCAGCGTCTGCGTGAATGGCGTGCCCGTTCCAGCCTGCGTCGTTGCAAGATTGAACTTGCACCTCGCATCACCCACGCGCTGCACATCGCACATCCTCGAAGTGACACGGCCCACAGGTTGTGACAGCTTCTGAATCAGCCCGCGCAGCTCCACCGTGAATGAGTTGTCAGCAACATCCACGCGCCCAATCTGCCCTGACTGGTACGTATAGCCGCCATCGCCAGGCGAGTCGTAATTCGCAAACCGTCGCTCGAAAGTCGCATCCCTGAATTTGCCTTTGAGAATATCGGCAAGCGTAATCACACCTGACTGAAAGAAGCCCTGTGCCTGCGATGTGTCGATCTCCATCTTGAGGCCGCTTTTCACCTCACTCACGCGCATTCCGGGCCGTGCGAGATAGAGCTGCGAATCAACCGTCAGGTTCTGAATATGATTCGTGAAGGCGAGCACGCTGCCCACCGTTGGCGTCACCTTGATCAGCTCACACAGACTGGTTCCGCCAAGTGCGATGTGGGTTGCCAGTGCTGCTGGTATGTTTCGAGGCATCTAGATGATTCCCACAAACCCCAAAGGGCACTGAAACGATTCATTGCCGGTGTAGCCAATCACGAGCGCGTCACGATCAAACCGCACATTGAATGCTTCACGCTGGAATGCAGTGCGCCTGCCACGCACGCAGAGAAAGGCGCTCAAGAGCGTCTCGAGCTCAGTGCGATCCGCGCAGAGCACGTTGCCCTCGAAACCTACGAGGCCGCTTGAGTATTGCGCGAAGCGGTCCTCAGAGTACCCACCACCCTGCACGACATACGTGGAATAGTCGGCGTATCGATTGCGGCCCACCTCGAGTGGAAGCGGGAACTCATATGTAATGCTCGATGCGAGGCTCGAGCCTGCTGATCCAGGGATGTCGTAATCAAATGTCTCAACTACTTCCAGCTGCACCTCGTGCCAGTCAATGAAGAAATTGCGCTCAGTGTAGCGGTCACCCGTGAAGCGTGCCTGAATCTCAAACTCGCCTGACCACGTGCCGCCCGCACCACCGCTGATAATGCCGGTTTCGTAGTCGAGCGTGCCACCGCCTGAGAAGCTCACAGTGCCGCTGATTGGTTTCACTATTGGCCGGTCATAGCTGACGCTCCCTGCCGTGTATCGCTTCACGAGCTGCCCACTCACGATTGGTTCACCACTCGCCTCAAAGTCGAACGGATCTTTGAATCGAAAAGAATCTGACTGGCCACGCCTGTTGATAAAGAAATTGAGCACCTCAACGCGCACAGCATCGGTGATGGTGCTTGTGTCTACTCTGAATATCCGCCGCGCGTGGATGCCGCTTGCCGCATTGCGCTGCTCCGTACCATTGGCTGAATGCACTACAGTTGTCTGAAACATTGGCCCGCCAGTGATCGCGCCGTTCGCGAAAATAGCTAATTCAGGAAAGCTGCTGGCATCGTAGGTCGCCATCTCACCTGGCCCCCTCGTTGCGTTGCGCTCGCTTCACCGCGCTCATCACGGTCGCAGCAAGCTGATCCTGTGTGCGCTTGTCTACCGTGCCTGATGGCGCATTCACCCCGACGCTGATGTTGAATACATTGCCAGCACTGCCTGCTGTGACGGGTGCGATGTGCATTGGCTGATTGCCGCTGAAGATAAGCTCCGGCCCACGCTCACCAGCCACGCCAAACTTGCCTGGCCCCAAAGTTCCCCCCGACGCAAAGAATCCGCCGAATATGGTGCCGATGCCTTTGGCTATTCCACCGAACACGCCCTTCAGCCCGCCCGCACTCAAGCCGCCAAACAAGTCCTTGAGTGCGCTTTGAAGCATGTCAGTCAGACCGCGAACGACAGGAGTAATGAAAGACTCGCGCAGTGCTTTCGTGAACTCGATGGCGAAGGTATCAACGACGCCAATGGCGAGGCCCGCGAATGCCGCGCCCACCGTCTTTTGCGCTGTCAGGATGCTCACGAGCATGTCATCGAAGATGGCTGAGAATTGCTCATCGAGCCGCGCCTGTTCTTCTGTTCGAACAGTGCTCGGATGTGGTGGAAGCCCGGAAGCCGACAGACCTGGAATGATCTGACCTGGCCGTGCTTGCTGGAACGGCGAGCCGGACACTGCGAGCGGTACGCCTTCGGTGATGTTTGCAACTTGATTGCCTAATATTGTCAGGTTGCGTGCAATCTCACGCGCGTCCACTTCTGCCAGTGCGCGTGCCATATCAGCCGCATCGTCTGCCTCGCGTTCCAGTCGCTCGAGCGCGGGGCGCAATAATGCAATGGGATCGAATGCACGCCCTAGTGGTAGCCGCGACTCAGCCGCCCTTGCTGCACGACCAGCCCGAGCGCCACCACCGCCTCCTCCCCTGCCACCAGTAACGAATCCTGCATTTGGCGGCCCTGCAACCTCATCCGCTCCCGCCAACGGTGCCAGCAGCCCCACAGGATTGACAGCGACCTTGCCTAAGCCCAGCAACAGCTGCAGATATGTTGATTTACTTATGAGACTGTCAACCTTTTGCAGTCCCGCAAACGTAAGTCCCAAGCTCGTCGATATGCCATCAAGCGTGTTAGCGACTGTATCTCCCGCTGACGTGCCCGCAAGATTCTGCTTGAATACAGTCCACTGGTTATCAAGATGGTTGATCTTCGCGTCGAGTCGCCCCGCCGCGTCGATGGCCCTCTCTGTTGCGATCACACCCGACTCTTCAAGTTCCTTCCTTGAGCCCTGCAGGACCGTGGTCAGATTCTCTGCTGATCGCACAAGCTGGCCCACACTACGCCCAAATACCTCATTGGTCGCAGCGGCGCCCTCGGTGGTTGATCTGTACTCCTTAAGGTTGCTTATCGCCTTGAGGAATGCATCGCCGGTATCCTTACCCGCCTCGACTGCATTAATGCCCAGCACGTTCAGTGCTTTCGCCGCATCGCTTGCCGGATCATTGATGGCTGATTGAATTACATTCTCAAACGTGCGGAATGATCGCTCTGCAAAGTCTGCGCTTTCGCCTGATAGCCGTGCCGCTGCTGAGAGCCGCTGCACCTGATCGATGCTCAAGCCCGTGCTCTCAGCCACATCGAGCATTGAGTCTGAGACTGCCACGCCCTCAAGCGTCAGCTTCACAAGTGCCGAACCGAGTGCTGCAATTCCGGCAACAGCCGCCACAGCCGCGCCGCCAACCACACCAAAGCTCCCCGTCAACGATTCGAGCTGGCCACTCAGGTTTGAAACTTCGCCGCCAACCCGACCGACAGGCCCGCCAAGCCCCTGCAATGCTGAACCGAATCGCTGCGCCTGCTTCTCCGAACGCTGCATCGAAGAGTCAACGTTCTGTAGTGCGCGTGTGGCCTGCTTCTCGCCAGCCACAACACCTGACGAATCAAGCGCAAGATGTACTAAAGCAATGTCAGCCATTAGCGTTTGGCCCTTGCCGATTGTGTCTTAGCCTTAACCTCTTGCCCCTTTGCACTTGCTGCCAGGAATATCTGGTCAATTCGCATGAGCATCTTCACCTGCCAGGCATTGAGCACAGTGCCCGTCATTCGCCTGTATGCATCGACTTCCGTGTAAGTGAGCGGGTTGTAGCCGAATCCATTGTGTGATCTGGATGCATTCAGTTCCTGGAAGATTCCAAAGAGGTACGCATCGTGCAGTGGGAATGGCGGCTCACGTTCACTGCGTGGCAACCGCGATGCCCTTCGGTTCACCTCAATCATCTTCGCAGAGGTACTGTCCCCTTCGAGGTCGCCGCGCAGCGCACTCACCATCAGCTTGTTGCTTACGGCGAACTGCCAGAAGCACCAGTCAACAATTTTTTTTCGCTGTCCTCCACGACATCAGCCGGAACATGCCCATTGAGTGTTCCTTCAGGTGCGCCAAAGTTGGTCAGATCAGACACAAACTCAAGCAGCTGACTGCGCACCCACGGCAAGCCGTAGAGCCACTCCATATTCACCGGCGTACAGACGAGCGGTGCCCCATCGCGATCGATGTGTTCCCATTCCCTTGTGACTGCCATGTAGCACCGCACGCGATGCGCTTCGAATTTCTCTATGTCATCTGACTGCACCTTCCCGGCATCGCGCTGGCGGCTCACGATGCGCTCCACCTGCCAGGTGCGATCCATCTCCTGCCACCTTTTCGAAAGAGGCGAAGTCAGCAGGATTTTGGCAGGCTCATCACCGCCTATTGGCTCGCCGGTATAGGGATGCTTCAAGACGAGCCAGGCTGCGCGTTCCTGCCAGCTTTCAATCTCTTTTGAGAGTTGCCCGAAGTCTGCCATAGCTATGCCACCGTCATTCCGATAAGCGAACTGATGCCGGTATCGTATTGGCCGCGAAAGTCCACAGCACTTGCCATTGACCCGGCGCTATCACTTACCGGCGCATTCACTGCCAGCGCCTTTGGAATGTTGACTGTGAAGGTATCCTCAGCTGCGCCCTCGCTTGACTTGAGGATAAAAGTGAGAGGCGTGAGCGTGCCTGCAATGGCATCAACGATGAACGCATCGTCGCGGTAGTAGACTTCAGCAGTACCACTGACTCGCAGGTTCTTATTGATGATGTGATCTGCGCTGGCGCTGCCCCACGCATACTTCGGGTCAGCCTGATTGTCGAGCGTGAGTGATGCTGTAAAAGCGCCAGGCACTGACACCCCATCCCACGTAACTGTCGCCCCAGCGAAGCCGGTAGTGAATGGCGATTTGCCTGTAAGCGTGCCGATCGTAGCCGTGCCAGGCATTGCGCTGCCAACGGTCTGCGCCAATCCAAAGATGTCGTAATTGACTGACACCTTGTCATTGAGCGGCATATCCATCGTGGCTGATGCCACTTCACAGCCAGTGAAGATCAGGTAGTCGTCCCCTGTACTCAGTTCCATCTTGGCGACAATCGTGAAGAAGTAGCCCGGATCAGCATCGGCGACAATCGCACCGCCTGCCCATGCAGCCGCGTGCAGCCACGCCCTCAGCAAGTCCTGCTGCCCCTGCTCATAATTGAGCACTGTGGGAATGCGCAGCCGCACAGCCCTGCTGCCACCTACCGTGAACGACTTCATGCGAGTGCCGTCATACACATCAAACTCAGTGGGAGTTGATTCATATGAGAGGCTGATGCCGTCGAGGAATGGCACAGCCGCATATACGCCTGTAGTTGGGGCAGTCCCGCGCACAGTCTCACGCTGGATGCCTATGATCGTGTTCGAAAGTAATGCGGGATCTGGCATTGGTGCTCCTTAGTTAAAAGGGCGGACAAGCAAGCCTCGTGACCATCACATTGTTTGCATGTCCGCTGAATGTACATCGCTCAACCAACTCTAGAGTGCTATGTCTTCGATAAACTCAAATGGGAACAGGAACGCTCGCCCGGCCCATTGCTGTTCGAAGGCGGTATCGTTCGGCCCAAGCGATTCCCTGAAACGTATGCCATCGCCAAATGACCGGCGCTCGAATGCCGCGCGCAGCGCATCACTTGCCGCAATCAGCAGCGCATCGCCTGCATTCCGTGGTGCAAATACCTGAATGGCGAGTATGCCAATCGTCGTGTTTTGCACCGTGCCCGCACTCCACGTGAAGGCAGCTGTGGACCATTGCGGGAACGTCACGCGAATCCAGGCACCATTGCCCGGCTTCACAAAGTAGGTGTTGGGCCATTCAATGGTGTCAGCCGTGTAGCCGAGGCCCGTCCACACCGCCTCAACTGCCGGTTCGATGACCGCACGCACTTCACTGGTGGATGTGGCGATTGCGTAGCTCACGATGATCTTGGGTCTCTCGAAAATGCCACTTGAATTGCCTTCTGCCAGAGCAGGTTCACTTCCGCCAGGGTAATGGCGACAATGCCAGCAGGCGCTTGTTTCGAAGAGCCATGCTCGAGGTAGACAAAGTACGGTGCTGAGTTAACAAGCCATACTGTCTGGCCGATCCTGAAGAGCTTCACATCTCGCTTCGCTTGGGCCTTTGCCCTGGTGCCACTTGGGTCGGTGCGTTCCTTGTCAAAGTTTTCATCCGGCTGCAGCCGCACAAACCAATGCGCTTTGGCCGCACCTGTATCGACTGGCGTGCGATCTATGAGCTTGTCGATCGTCTCAATGGCAGTGCTCTGCAGTGCCTTCGTCAGCCGTGCCGGTGTCTGTCGCTCCACCTTCTTGAGCACCTGCTTGTAATTGCTTCTGCCGATTGCGGCCATTCTAGTTCCCCAATGTCAGGACGTAATTCGCGAGGACGCTCCCAAACCACGCGCGCCGCAACTCGACCACGCGGTACGAGACGCCGCTATGCTCAAGGCGATCGCCAGGTGATGGTGTGCCCGGATATGCGCCGGAGCTGATTGTGAATGTGGTGGCGTAGGTGATTGCCCCTTCGGGTGCCGTGACTCGCTCTTCGCCAAATATGCCGGACACTTCTACGCTCGCGCTCTCAGCTGGGCTGCGCGATTGCGTTGCCGTGCTATATCCCTGCAATACAACCGGATAGTAGGTCACGCGAGTACCTGCGAGCGTTACAAGGCCGTCAAGCTGCTCTTGATACAAATCGGCTATAGTCAAACACGCCATAAAGTCACCATCCCTTCAGACGCGAAGCGAATCAAACAAACGGTGTGAACTCGCGGGCACGCGCTCGACACTGTTCGTGGAGCAGCGATGCTTCAATCCTTGAATTGCCTGCTGATGTGGTCACAAGGTGCGATGCTCGTGCCGCCTTGACTGACCACGCTTCGTGCGCAGCCGCGCGCACATCAAACACATTCTCGTAATCCGGCCCAATCTCTTCCCAGTTCGCAGTACCATCTGCCATCCTCGAAGAGGGATGGCTTGACCAGTCAGGCACAGTTGCTGAACTTGTGCCGGTCTGGATGCACATGTACCGCCGCCCGTTGCGCGGATAGATCTGCACCTCATCCCCATAGATGTAGAGCGTCGAAGGTGTCCACACCCCGCACCGCATGTGCCGCTCGAGGATCGCCGCTTCCTCACCCACGATGCTTGGCGTGCAGTCAGGTTCTGCGTGCAGCAGAAGCTGCTCGTATGCCTGGTGTCGCATTTCTTCGAGCGTAAAATCAGCCATCTCTTTTTGGTCGTTTCACCAGTCTTGGGCCACGCTCTGCCTTTGTTTCAGGCGGTTCATGTAATGCTTTAGCTTCAGGTTCTACTTCAGGTTCTACTTCAGATCGCCTCAGCACTTCTTCCATGTCGATTAGCTCAGTAGTCACTTCACGCTCTGGCGGTGGCCAGCCGAGCCGCTTTGCTTCGTCCTCATCGTAGTAATCGCCGTGCTTAACCCAGAGGAAGGCGGCACTCGGGTCGCCTTCCTCCACAAGGGTTTTACGATCAGCAGTTAGATAGAGCCTGCGATCTGCAATCATAAGCTCACGTCTGCGTGCCAACTTTCGTCCAGGTCGGACCTGCCGCCGTGCCGGTATTCACGTACAGGATGCCATTCGTGGTATCAGTCAAGAGCGCGCCCTTTGGTGCGCCTCGCCCGCCTGAATCCACGCCTGGCGTTGTTGTGACCATCCCGGTAACGATGCTCGTGCCGGTCAATGAGCTGGTCACTGTCATGAGGCCCACATCCCGCTTGGCGAGTGCCCCAGTGAACGTGATCGTTGCCGTGCCAACACCTGCGGTCATTGTGCCAACAGCAGTGGTCACATTGCCGGTGCCGATGTTCGAAAGAGCCTCGAGAGCCGCATCAATCGCAGCTACGAGCGTGGCATTGACATTGCTCCACGTGATCGCTGCGGTCGTGAGCCCTTCGAATGAGATTGTGAACGTCCCGCCTGTGATCGTGCCGCCCAGTGTGAGCGTCTGCACTTCATCAGTGCCGGTCGCCGGAGTTCCGGCATATTGAAGCAATCCAAAAGAACCTTCGATGATTGGCATGTGTGCCTCCTATATTCCCGTTACGAGGCAGAAGGCGGTCGGTCGAATCACTGCAAAGGCTGCGCGAATCTCCGCGACTATGCTGCGCTGATTCTTGATGAAGTCATCGTTCTGATAACCCACCTTGATGGTCAGCCCCTTGCGTTCTGCAAGCAGTGAATAGTTGGCGAAATCACCCACGATTCCGGTGCCTTCGGTAAGTCCCGCATCGAGCACAACTGGCAGACCCCAGATGCGATCCGGGCCCATCTCTGACGGGTTGCCCCAGATGTAGATGCCATCAGTGGTGCGAAGCAGCTTCACATCCTGCCAGTCATTGGGATGCGATACGTATGCGCTTGGCATTGCCTGCCCAGTCACGCGCACCTTCGTCATCGCCTTATAGACTGCATCAGGCGTTGGATCTGTGGCTTTAGCCTGCGTCTGCACGCCCACGACGTTGACAATGCCCAGCAGGTTCGGCGTAATGCCGCTGCCCACGAGGATCTGCGTATTCAGCCGCTGGCGCACCATGAATCCGAGCCGGTTCTCGATGTACTCCTGCATTCCGGGCACATCCTCGAGCTGCTCATCCGTCACAGGAATCCATACGGCAATCTTGCGCACAGGGCTCGTGCGCTCTGTCAATGCGAGTGTTGCTTCAGGCTTGGCCGAACCTTCAGCAGTCTCCACAGCCGCATTCGTGAAGGTAGTTTCCTCCATGTAGATGAATGCATTCTGAGTGATCTGGATCGTCGGGATGAGATCAGTGACTGCGGGCTGTGGCGTAGCGTATGGAACTACAACGGTCGAGCGCACTCGCTCAGGCACCCAGCCTGTCGTGGTCGTCAAGAGCGTCTTAAGGCGCATGTCAATGAACACGGCATCGGATTCCTGCCCTGTTCCGTGATTGCGCAGAAACTCCTGATATGACTTCGACTCTACGAACTGCTGGCCGATGCCCTTCTCGGATGGCTCAGGCGCATTGCCCTTTGGATTGCCGCCAAAGTTGGGGCGGTTCGGTTTCGAAAGATCGTCCTGAATGCTCTTGACGCTCGCGGCGATCTGCTCAGTCTCGAGCACCTCATCGCGCGCTTTGCCGATGGCGTTGATTTCCGCCATTCGCGCACGCACGTCATCAAGCTGCTCAGGCGTCAGGTCGTACGTAGTCTTGCCATCCTGCTCAACCTTGTGCGCATCGAAAATCTTCTGACATTCTTCTGACTTTGCCAGGCGCAGCTGCTCAAGCTCCGTGGCTGTTTTGCCCTTATGACTCATTGCAAACTCCTATTTGTTCACTACAAGTGTTTTTAGAAACTCTGCATAAACTGCGCGGGCTTCAGCATCGCTCGCCTTTTCGGGCGGTCTGATGAGCTGCCTGAGTTTGCGAGTCTCAACCGCACAAATCTGCAAGGCATCATCAAAAGCAATGAACCTGTCCTGATTCGGCAGTGAGATGTCACGCCCTTTGGCTGCGCACAGTTCGTAGAGCGACTTACTGCGAGTAGCAAACCGAGTCACGCAATCAAGAGCGGTTTCGGCTTGGTTGGCGTACGTGCTAGGGACGTCCGATTTTATGGTGAGAAGTTCAGTGGCCGGGTTCATCCCCACGAGGACTGGCGACCACTCATAAAGCTCCAACTCATCAAGCTGCCGTATGTCTTTGGATTCACCGTCGAATGAATCCTTAACCACACGATAACCGATGGAAAACTCATCAATGATACCGAATTTGATGTCACTAAACGCTTCGCGGCCACGCTGCGTGTCGGGATTGAATACAGCGTCAATGACTAGCCCCTTGTCTGTCTCGTGCGCTTCGAGCGTCTTGGCTACCGGTGTTTGCCAGTCGTGAGCCCACACGCCTTTCGGCATGCGCCTCGCCAGACTCGCCTTGAATGCACCCGGCATTACCCTTTCGTTAGCGTGATCAACGACGTTGAACACGCTCACAAGGGCGGTAATCCTATACTCGTCTGCCGCCTGCACACTGGCTGTGAATTGTTTGCGTTCAAGCTCCATCTGAAATGATGGAGCCTTATAGCATGGGAGGTGCCCTTACTTTTGGGCGGTACTTTTGGCGGGAGTTTCTAGCTGTCTGCTGTGGCGGATTGGCGGTACTCAAACTCGCATTGATCATTCGCGCGGCAGGTGCGCTCGCCTACCGGCACAAGTGTCCCGATTGGTTGCCAGCCCTTGCCTGCCTCCTGAAAGCATTCCTCACAATGATCCGCGTCAGGCTCGAGGAAGCTGCGCTCTTCCTGCATTCCGGCGTACTTCTCGCGCTGGCCGATTGATTCTGTATAGCTGATCCAGCCTGACTGCCCATACTGTGCCGAACGTCCCGGCGATGGCGTATCCTGCCCCGATTCGACGCCCAAGAGAAACCGGCTGAGGAAGCCGTATTGCTGCACGAGCAGTGAGCCGAGCTTCCCGCGCTGCCTTGCGCCCATCTGCTCTTTGCCACCAAAGGCAAGCTGAGACATGGCGCTGTGCGTTGCCTTGACGCCTTCACGCATTGCAACGGCCCAATCCTCGAAGGTGATCTTCCCGTCTACGTATGTTTGGGTTAAGTCTTCAAGCGCATCGGCACTCTTCGAAACGATTCTCAGCCCGATCTTGCGCACTTCGGCAGGTGTGAGCGGTTTGCCGTTAGGTTTGATGTACTGCCGCCGTCTTGGGTCCCACTGGTAGTCAGGCACATTGTCACTCGTGCTCGATTGTCACTTTGGGTTTTGCCTTGAGCATCTTCGCGGCTTCATCCTCACCGAGTGCCAGCAGCCACGGAATTGCAGCATCCAGCACTGCGTCATTGCCGCTCGCGTTCGGATCAGCAGCTTTGAATGTGAGCACCTTGCCGCCCTGCTCACCATCCCTCATTGCGTCATCACCCACAGGTGGTCCTCCGCTCTCGATTGGCGCATATATCTCGTCCTCCGCATCGAACTCGTAGCCTGCAAGCTCACGCACTTCGCTGCGCTTCAGCCAGCCGCTCTTATAGCCAACTGAAAGCCGCGCATAGAGCGCGTCCTGATCTTCGCTGAGTGCCCGTATCGCAGTCAGATCAAACCTAAATTGATGGCGCTCAGTATCATCCTCAAAGTCACCGAGGAACTGCGTCGTGAGTTCTTCCTCGATGTAACGGTACAGCGGGACGAGATATGATTCCGTTGCATATTCTACCAGTTGACGCGCGTTAGAGTAAGTCGCTTTGTCTAGTCCTGCGCCATAGCCAAGCACAATCGCTGGTATGCCAATGACTGCCGAGAGGCGCTCTTCCGGGAGCCGTCGCAGCTGCGCCAGGTTGAGATCATTCGGGCTGAAGCCCACCTTCTCGACATTCACCGCCGCCCCGCTCACCCACGCCTTGCCACGCTGATCACCTTGCGTCTGCCGCAGGTACTTCTCGCGCACATCGTTCGGATCAAACTGGTACGCATTCACGTTCTCTTTGAGGCTGATCACAACAGGCGGCACTGCGCCATTCTTCATCAGCAGCGCACTGTAGTTCGCAATCTCATTGTCTGTGTAGACTTCGCGCATCACGCTTGCAACGGGCGAGAGGCCCATGCGCGTGTTCATCGGGTCAATACCATCCCGGAAGTGGATCACATCTTCCTGTTCGAAGGTCTGCGTTGCCCCGTCCACCTTGTACTCGTAGCCTGTGATGAACTCTGAGCCGCTCTGCGGCCACAATGGGCGCATCATATGCGGTGGCACATACCAAAGCTCAGTCACGCGACTGCCGCCATTGCGCACTTTGAGCACATACGGGTTGCCGCTCACGATCCACGAGTATGCGAATGCCTTGAGCAGTGTTGTGCCTGAGTAATAGAGATTGGGTCTGCGCAAGAGCTTGGCTGCCGGATGGCCTGGAATGACCTGCTCCATCCCATCTTCGTCAAGCTCAACCACGTTGAGTGGCGCTTCAGGTAGCACACGTCCGAGCCAGTTGACTGCTGCGATTACGAGCGACGAGCCGCCAACGCTCCCAACCTCAGATGCGTAGTCGATGTTCTTGCCGCTGTAGCCGTAGCCGTTCCACGCATCACTCAGCACGTTCCACACAATGCCGGAACTGCCAGCAGTGCCGCCCTGACTTGGGAAGCGCATGGCGTCCTTCAAGCTGGCGAGTGCTTGGATCGAACGTCTGATGATGCCCGTTTCTTTCGTCATTCTACGTCACTCAACGTCACTTGCCGTCACCTGCTGTCACCGCTAAGTGGTTTAACGCCACAAACTTAGCCCGCTTTTTCTGTTGACAGCCTCCCTCTCTGTGGGTATTCTTCGCGGCACAATAATCACATTTGAGAAGGAGGGAGTTTCCCATGATGGAATCAATCGCGAATTTCAAAGCAAAAGCACTTGGGTTTTCTGGATACCAGGACTATCTCAAGAACAGTTTCTACTGGCACAATTTCAAGAAACGGTTTCTCACAGACACCTGCGCCGGCTGTCTCGGTCGTCGGTATAAAGGCCCTTGCAAATGGATGGAAATGCATCATCTCACCTACGACCGCTTAGGCAACGAATTGCCCGAAGATTGCGCCACCTTGTGTACGTTCTGCCACGAGCAAGCAACTCGCGCGGAATGGAACGACGAATGCCCGCTCGAAGATACTGTGCTGTTTTTGCGCAAGAAACATCTGGGGTTTCAATTCCAAATGGCCTTCAACTTCGATGATCAATGTAATCAACCCGATCGAATGCCCGATGAACTGAAGAAGGCCGCTTGATAGCGTTCATGTTCGATTCGTTTCGCCTTGCGGCTGATCTGTCAATCATCTGATTCCCAAATCAGCCGCTTTTTAAGTTCTACCTCAACATCACCGGACTTCTCTCGTATGACAACAAAGTGCTGTGTGGCCAGCGTTAGTATCCAGCGATATACTTCTCTTACCTCTCGCTCCACAAAACGAACGCGACCGTCTACTCTATGTTCAATACTTCTCCAGCACGCCACCTGCCGAAGTGTATTGACAGGTATGCCAGTGCGATCTTCCACTCCTTTTCGTGAAATGATGTAATCGTCAGCACGAATCTCCAACGCCGGAAATTTCACTGCGTGATAATTGCTCATCCCGACACCACCCAACTGCGCACACCCACAACAGCACGCCACGCAAGCGCACGCGCTATCACCGTGTCATCATGCAAGCCCTCTGGTGCCGCATAGCTCACACGCTGCGTATTCGCTGCCACCTTCGATTCGAATGCGTGCAGCTCTGCCGTGGCTGCTGGCACATCAAGCCATCTGCACTCACTGCGCTCAAACGCAAGCATCAAAGACTGGATCAATGGCGGTTTCGATGCAGCCGTAGTCGTGAACGGAATCACCGGCAATCCCTCACGCTGCAATGCCTCGATATTTGGTGAGCCGATCGAGTTCTCTTCCGCTTCGATGTGCTGCACACCCCAGCGCCTGGCAAGCGCGTCCAAGCGCGCTCGCTGAAATGACCACTGAATCTTGTTGAAGCGATCAAGCGCCACCTCGAGGCGGCATTCTGTACACACCACACTTAAGCACGTGAAATCGCCCTTCATGGCCCAATCAACACCCATCACCAGCCGATGGCCGCTGTGATCCGCAGGGCTCGCACCTGGCAGCGCAGTCAGGTTTGCGGCAATGTTTCGAAACACGCTCCCCTCACCCTCGAGGAACTCTGCAAGTATCTCTTCGCGGTATGCCTCATCTGTCAGATCGCCCGCAATCTCATCCAGCGCCTCCCTGCTCAAGTGCGGATTATCAAGCGACGTGAAGTGCCACGCCTGCCAGCGCCCTGACTCATCGCTCTTTGCTTTCTGATAGAGATCGTGAAACCAGTTCCTTCTGCGCGGTGTCGAGATGAACCACGCATCGCCGTTGTTGTCGAGAAGCATTGGCGCTCCCACCTTGCCCCACGCATCAGGTGCCAGGTACGCGCATTCATCGAGCACGAGAAAGTCCGCATGGTCGCCGCGCAGCGTATCGGCATCGCTTGCAGTCTTCACCTTGATCCGCCCGCCGTTATTGGGCATCAGCATGATCCTGCGTTGTTCGTTCTTTTCGATCACGCCAAACTCCGTGACTTCATAAAGCCACGCCTTCACTTTGTCCCAGAACGCATCTGCCTGATCCTGCGTAGTTGATGCGAGGAGCACGCGCCTGCCCTCGAGCATCTTCTTGACCGAGACGCGAGCTGCAAGTGTCGTTTTGCCGGCGCGACGCCCGGCATTAATCACGACTCTCTTCGCCTTCGTCTTCGCTATCATCGCCTGCTTCAAGTGCATTGATGGCAGGTGTATCGTCAGTTCTTTGGCCGTCGCTATCATCAACTATCCTGATGAGCACTCCACCTGAATGCTCGTGATATTCCTTCGGCTTCCCGAACGTGTAAGCTAAGAGAATCTTGGTGGCTTCCAAGTCCTCCGCCTTCGCTCGCCGCACGAGCATCTGAATCACTTCCATTCGGTCATCTTCCGTGAATGCGGTGCGCAAGAGCCACGACAACCCCTCACGGTAGGCTTTGCTCGGTCGCCCTTTTGGTAAAGCGTTAGCCATACTATGCAGCTCGCCTCACTACCATTTGCCTTGCGTGACGCGCGATAGGCGTGGCGATTGTTTGAAGACGCGGTTCGTGCGCTTCAACTGTCACGCTCAGTGCGGGCGCGATGAACTGCCCTTCCGTCACGGCAGGCGCGTACAAGCCGACACTGACCGCAAGACCGGGTATTTCAAATGCTGCTTCACGAATGATTGTGGGTGCGTGCAGGCTGACACTTGTGGATAAGACGATCGAATCAAGCACGCGGCAGCATCGCTCGAAGAACGGCACAACCTCTGCTGGTGTCATCCCATGCTCAACGCCATGCTCACCGTGAATTGTGAGCACTGCATACTCAAGCGCCACGCCGCTCACGTATGCCGAGAATGCGTCAGCGTTCGTGGATTTAAGGACGAGAGTATCTTCAGGTGATGCAGTAAATCGAAATCGCTTCCCGGCGTATTCACTCACCGGGCGAAGAATTGGATCATGCCCTGCCGTTTGTGTTGCGTAGCTTCCGCCGCCTGGAATGTTGTAAGCCGTATTGATCGAACTATCAGCCCAATCGAGGTCGTTGTACATCGAGCCAAGATTGCATACCGGCAAGCCCAGGAATGCGCCCTTGACGCCTGCAATCTCACCGCGTGCAATCGAAAGCAGCCCCGTAAGCCCACCCATTGACCCGCCCCAAAAGCCAACAAACGTGATGCTGTAATTCGCGCGCATATACGCGATGAGATTTGCGTAATCGATAAGCGCGGCTTCATTGCCCCAGTTATCGCCATGCGCGCTCGTGCCTGCAAACAAATAGCCAAGCGGAAGCATTGCATTGATGACATCTGAATAGCCGAGCATCCCCTGCTCGTCATCGCCCATGCCGTGCGACCACACGATGAGGTAGTAAGTGCGCGCTGCCGAGAAGTCATCCGGCAATACGATGAGCACTTCCTGACCACCGACAATCGTGTTTATCTGCTGCATTCTTCGATATAATTGCGATTGATGAAGAACTGGTACATTGACAAGCGTGGCAACCCACGCCAGGTATCGCGCGAATATCCGCTTCCATGGCGTGAATACAGCACCGCTGAGAAGGTTGACGCTATTGCAAGTGGCGCGGCATTTATTATCCTGGTCATTCTTCTCAGTTTTCTTTAGCTCGTAGCGTCTGTAACTCCCTGCTGCATTACGATGACACCCTTCTCACACGTATAGACGGCCCCTGCCTGCGAAACGATCTGCACATCGTAGTGACAGGGAATCAAGGGCGTTAGAGTGGCCGTTTCTGCGCCCGTCAGATCGAAATAGAGTGCAATCGAACCGCCTGTGGTTATAGCGTCTGTAATCTGACCGGCTATGCCTTCAGATGCAGTGACCTGCTTTTGAAGTGCCGCCTCAGCATCAGTGTCATCCTTCGCGTGTCGCTTGATCGTGAGATATGCCTTGTTGACGATGATGCCGCCAGGGAGTTCCGTGTATGTGCGTGATATGCGCAGATCATCGCCACCCACATAGTTGACAATGCGCACCTTGAAATTGAACGGCTCAAGTGTCTGCTCATCTTCCTGAACTACTTCTTCCTCGATGTTGACTGACGCAGGCGTCACCGCTGTGACCGCAACCGTAAGCGCCGAAACCTGAAACCCCAAATCTGCAAGTATTGCGGGAGCGGGTGCGGCAGTCGTAATTGACTGCGCTGGAAGTGCTATGCCCACCGGAGCGAACATCTCCGGCGTGTGGAGCGTGACCGATGTAGTGAGTAGAGGCGGCTCGACTATTACCGGCGGCGTGCTCGTAACGAAGAATTGAAAATCATCATCGCGGTCAAGCTGCTGATAGATGTCATATGGATTCCGGTAGATTGCTTCGAGTTCGCCAAGCTCAAGTGCGTAATTGTAGATGCGCACATCGCGCATTGAACATGAAATCGCGACTCCGGCAGTGCCGCCAAACGTCGGCCCACCCAGCGCGAGAGTGTCCTTCGCCACAACGGGCGTCAGTGCATCAGTGTTGTGCGCACCGACAATGCCGTTGCAATACGCCCACCTGTCAGAATTTGAGACAAAGACACCCGCGCAAAATACCCAGTCACTGAATGGTACAGCCAGACTTGCCATCGCTGCGCCGAACACGGTGGTTTCAACCTGCACTGCGTTCAGCATCGTTGCTTCCAGTTGTAAATAAAAAGCATCCCACACCGACGCATGTGCCCGCCCTATCCATACATTTATGCCCTGCGTAAAATTCGCGATGCGCCGCATCCAGCACGTGATAGTCAACGGCACCGTTGTCACTTTCGGTACAAGGTAGGGCACGCCTCCGGCTATCACCTGTACTGCGCCCCAGTTGCCGCGATACTCGTCACCAAACCACCAGCCGCCGGGAAGCGCCACACTAGTCGCAGGTCGAAACCGCCTGTCAGCGGCAATGCCGTGAAGCGAGTCAATACGCCCGAGCGGTATCCATTGCACCAGGCCGCGTTTCTGAAGTGACAGCGGGTTGAGTACCGGCGCCCACGGCGCAGCGCGCTTATCTACTGAGCGATAATCCGTTACTGACGGAATCATATTTGAAACGTAAGTCGCTTAGTGCCGGATGTGGTGAAGGTGAGACGATCCACCTCAAGCGCGGTCGTATCGTCGTCAAAATCAGTGCCATCTGTTGAGCGTTTGAAGAGCAGCGTTACCGGCCCAGCCGCGCTCGCGGGCGCAGTCACCACAAATTCGACCGTGCCGCCTTCCCACTTATCAGTGGAATTGTCCTGTGCTGTGCCGTCAACGTATGCCGGATGCGCAAGCGTACCCGTATTCTCGAGCACCGTGGCTTCGCCTGCCTCGAATGTGATCGAGCCATCGCTCGCACGTTTCCAGCGGCGCATATGGACAATGACGCCACTAATGGCAATGGTCTGCCCGCAGGCATTCTGCGCTGCAAATTTGTAGTTGCGCGGTAGCATCGAGAAACCTCCTTCTAGGTAAGCGTGATAATTCCCGAGGCGCTCCACTGCGCGACCACGTTCGTGCCAACCGGCGTCAACGGAAAGCCGGCGACGCCTGAATCCCAGTAAGAGACAAGCGGCGAGGTCCCTTCCGTGCCGGTATCAATCCAGAGCACAAGCGCCTCACTCACATCGCCCGATACACTCGCGAATGTTGTATCAGCCGCATCGAGCGTGCCCGCGGTTGTGGTGATGCTCGCAAGCGTGGATGTTGCAACGCGAGAGATTGCCGGAACGCTCGAGATGAACTCATGCGCGGCGCTATAGGTATAATCCGCGCTATCGACTATCGACGCCTTGAGCGTACCAAGCGCGAGTAACTGATCGAGCATCGCCTTCTTTGCTGTTGCTTGAACTGCGTTTGCCATTGCAATAGTCCTCCTAGACGTGTTTCAGGAGAATGAGGAGGGCAAGGATCACAACGAGCACCACGAGTAGTGCCACCGCCCACAAGATCACGCGATCCCTGTTCCAGTTCATTTCAAGGCGGGAGTATCGCATGCAGGGTGTGCTTACTTTGGCGGGAGCAAAGAAACGGCGTCCGAGCTACTCACTGAGCACGGACGCCAAGAGCGAAAGGATTGAGTGTGAATCCAACGGACGTAGATCGTTACTTGCGAATGATCGTGTAGGTGCGCAGCTCCGGGCCCTTCGTCACACTCTGCCGTCGCTCGCGATGCTCACGCACAATGCCACGCGCCACCAGCCCCTCGAGCAGGTCAATCACCTTCACCTTTTCCATTCGCGTGTACATCTGGATGTCGAGCACAGTCGAGTGATGCTCTTCGACAGCTTCGAAGATGAGTTCTTCGTCAGCCGTGAGCATCTTGAATGCCTGGGGATATTCGCTCTTTGCTTTGCGGATCGTAGCTACTATCGCCTGATGAAGCCGCCCCGACATACTCACACCGAGCAGCTGACATGATCTGCGGTACTCATATTTGAGCCGCTTGTCAGGCACTCTCAAGAAAACGCGGGGTTCTGGCATAGGAAAGTTTTGTGCGTACAGTACGTACAGATCCAGAAAACCTAAACTTCTTGCAAGCCTTTCATTTTACGCATCGGCGATTCGAAGCGTTCCTCCATCGCCCTTCGATACGCTTCGTAAGCTACGCCATCTTCCGGTGCGCGATGCGTTGGCCCGTCAACGTTGACATGCGTAAACACGCAGCAATCGTTCACGATGTACGAGCCTCGGATCAAATCAGGACTACCAAAAGCGACGTACGCATTCTTCGTATGCGTGAATCTGCGCAGCATCGAAAGCGTGTGCACGTGTGAGTGCGCAAACTGGCGGTCGGTTGTTGGCTTCACTTCAAACCACGCATCCCATTCGTGAATGTAGAAGTCGGGAAGGTAACGTGTGCCATCGCGAAACTCGTACCCCTCGATTTCATATTCCCAGCGCACTCCCAGGTGTTCGAAGAAGCACGCCCAGCGGGCTTCCGTGCGCGAGCGAAAGAAGCGATTCGCATAGCGCGTCTGGATGATGTGACCGACGCGGGTGTCGGTGTGTACGCTTCGCGGCAAGCTCATACTTCCTCGAGAAACAATGCGCGTTCCTTCTCGCGGCGATTCGCGAGCCCCTCACTCACCACCTTCTCACCATCCACCGTGATCTTGTTCCACACGAGGAACTGATCGGCGACGACGGTTCTCGCTTCGCCTTCGTTCAGCAGCCTCAGCAGTGTGCTATCCGCGAACGCATACACGCCAATGTTGAACGCGAGCGAGCACATTGCGTTGTACTCGTTCTGGTTCACCAGCACTTTCACATTCGCGTCCATACACTCCTCAGTCTCAAGCAAGTCACCTTCGAGCAGCATATCGGATTCGTTCTGCGTGATCGTGCGATTGTACGGATCGTCAGGCCCGTCGAGAAGATGACCAACTCCTACGGTGAGGTAGCCTGCGGAATCGTAGTACGGGTCGAGTTCGCACCCCTCGCATTCGGTGATGAATGCTATGCCGGCAGAGTCAACGCAGTCCGGTTCATCACTTGGCGGGAGCGCACTTGAAGTTTTGTCGTCAATGCGGCGAAGGAGCTTTTCGATGCGTCTCAATCGGCGGATGATATTGCGCTCGCAATGTGGTTTTGGTGTGCTCACTCAGCCTCCTTCTCCATCGCAGCGAGTTCCTCACGAATACAATCTCCGTATAGAACAATCTGCCCGACTGTAGCCGATTCTCCCGCCGC